AAAATAACCACGACTTTAGTTTGTATTGTTGAGGCAGAAAACAAAGAACAAGCTCAAGAAGAATTTGATAATCTTTCAGATTATGGGTATGTAGATGATTGTAATATAGAGGAGGTGTCCAATGACTAATGGCGCAAAAGTAACCTACGGCGAAAACAACAAAGGTGCTGTTTGGCTGGGTTGGGGCAAAGGTAGGGTGTTTTTTGAGAAAGACCCAACAACGGGAGAGATAACTTGGATTGATCCTAGCGAAGATGCTAGGGTCAGCCAGATTCTTATCAGCCGAGCAAAAGCAATATATAAGAAGGTGCAAAACTGATGTTGCGGTTGCTCGGTCTAACAACTATCGTTTTTGGTTTGGTTTTTCTGGATTTGTCCACGTTGCCGATCAAAAACGATTTGTATTTTCTATACCTACTAGGAACGTTTAACAATCTTTTTTCACTTAACTACACCACGGCTGTTGTGCAATCTTTTTTATGCGCTTCTATCGTAGGCTATGGTTTTTATTTAACAGGGAAATGAACAAAGATAAAAAACAAGAGTGGAAGAAGGTTTATTATTACAACGGCAAAAAAATTCCAAAAAAAGAATATGATAAAATGCCAAATGGACCAAGAAAATTTTATGGGTTTATATAATGAGAGTTAAAAACAAAGAGCACCAATCTTTAGGTTTTAAAGAACTTGAAGAATTGGTTATAGAGTTCCCAACCGATGCTGGTTTAGGAAGATACATCAGACAGCTGTATTGGGACAAAAAGAACACGAGACTGCTTGACCAAAGGTTTGATCCACAAACCGATTGGATAGATGCGACACCAACATGAACCTCCTAGACCCTATTTTTAATTTTTTTGATTGGATTAAACAAACAATCTACAAAATTAAAAGGGGACCTATACAAACTATGCCGAGGAAAAAATGACAAAAGTATGGCGAAAAAACGAGTGGGAAAAAATGACTGAAGACCTTCAAAAAGACCCCAATTTCTACACCTTTGTTCAGGGAATGTATCAAGAAAACACTTCTGAAAGACAAAGCGAAGGAAGAACTCCTTATCTAAATGTTTTTGATTACTACAGGAAATACCCTGAGTGGTTGAGACGAAAATTTTACGGCGAGTCTTAAAATGAAAAAAAACGACACACGATTAAACCCAACGAGGCCCTATGTTGAGGGCGTTCATAAAAAGAAAACCGATCCTGAGTTTAGGGCTTGGTTTGTGGAAAACAAAGATCAGTTTGCGCCTTGGTTTGTTAAGGGTGTTATAGAAGGCAGCAATCTTTGTGTTGCCAATGCTGTTTGGGAGTGGGAAAAGGCGACCGGAAAAGCCTATGAAGACTGACAAAGAAGACATGGTAAACAGACCTCCTCACTACAACCAAGGAGGAATAGAGTGTGTTTTAGCTATTGAAGCAAGTATGACGCCGGAGGGTTTTCGAGCCTATTTAAAAGGAAACGTTATCAAATATTTATGGCGCTACGAACATAAAAATGGTATAGAAGATTTAAAGAAGGCTCAATGGTACTTAGCTAGATTGAGGCTTTGCGTAGAAAAAAACGGTGAAAAGAATGCAGGATTACCAACTAATAAAACATAAGAACAAGTATGTGTTGCTCTGTAGTGATGGTCAAGAAGTTGAGCTTTGTACTCAGAAAGAAGAGGAAGCTGTAAAACTGGCAAAAAGAGCCATAAGACTGTTAAACAGGACTAATCAGAAGCTTCAGTAAAGACTGCTTCTTCTGCTTCCAGGAGAGGTTTGTAGTCTGACAACAGGTCCTTAATTCTTGTCTTGATCTCAGTTTCAGACAAAGATTCCAAAGAACCTGTGCGAATTTCCTTACGCTCAACATAAAGACCGGCCGCTCTTCCCCTTTGAACTTCCGCGGAAACCGCAGCCGTTAAATTCCCTTTTTCAAGAGCCTGATCTCGAATGTCTGCTAGTTTTCTAACATGTCTTCCAAACGTAACTTCGTATTTACGATCCACTTCTGCTTGGAGTTCTCTTATGTATCTGACTACAACAGGATATTTTTGTGGGTTTAGAAGTTCTGATGCTCGGACATGAGCACTTTCTTTGCTATATCCGGCTGTGATTGCACACTCGGTTTGGGTTTTAGATCCGTCGTTGTAAACAAACTCTTTCGCAAATTTGATTTGCTTGTTGGTCAAGTGTTTATCGTTTCGGCCTTTTATGTTTCCTGATGTTCCTTTTGGCATGTTTGAATTATACCCATCAAAGTAAAAATAAGTAAAGATATTTCACCGCACCCACCGCACCTCCACCGCACCTCACTCAGGTTAGGTGAAAACCCCTATAAACAAAGGCTTTCATCCAAAACGCACCTCCGCACCTCACTTTTTGAAAAAAAATTCTGATTAGTCTTTTGTAAAATCTCAAAAACAGAAGTTCAGGTTAGGTTGTAGTTGTCTATATAGGAAAACAAGACCCCTTGATTTTAAAGGGTTTCAGGCGTACCATACCTCGATTTTTACCTAACTTCTAGTGAACTTCTACGTTTTTTTGAGGTGCGGTGGATAAATCAACACAAAACCCCTAGAAATTGAACCTTTATGCCTATAAATTGGAGCTCACCGCATGGAAACAGCAAGAAAACTGTGGGAAATGACCAAAAGTCCCTGGTCCTTCGTCCCTAAAAAACTCAACGAACGTCAAATTGTACAATTCCTACTCGACGTATTTCTTTCCACAATTATGCTTGTATGTATGGGACTAGTTCTATATACTTAGTCAATTAACTATAACTAAGCGCGTTAAGTTCTACGGATAAGAGGTGGTCTCAGTTCGTAGATTTGTAAAAAGTTTACTAAAGATTAGCGCTTAGTTCTCCCAAGTGGATTTTAGTAAACAATGAGGCCACAACACTTAAACACACGGAGAAAAAAATGAACCTGAAACCACAAACGGTATTGAGCACGTTCGACGGCATGAGTTGCTTTCGCATCGTTCTTGACCAACTAGGCATACCCATCAAACAATATTTCGCATCAGAGATTGACAAATATCCAATACAAATCGCGCAAAAAAACTATCCGGATACGATACAACTGGGCGATGTCACCAAAGTATTCGCAAAAGACCTGCCCCCCATAGACATTTTAGTGGGCGGTTCGCCATGCCAAGGATTTTCCTTTGCCGGCGATCAATTGGCCTTTGACGATCCGCGCTCCGCTTTGTTCTTTGAGTTCGTAAGACTGTTAAAAGAGTGCAAACCAAAATACTTTTTATTAGAAAACGTGCGCATGAAAAAAGAGTTTCTTGATGTCATCACAGAGCAACTCGGTGTCGAACCCATTTTCATCAACAGTTCGCTAGTCAGCGCACAAAACCGGCAAAGATATTATTGGACCAACATACCGAACGTACAACAGCCTGAAGATCGTGGCATCGTATTAAAAGACATATTGGAAGACTCGGACTGGTTTACGGACCGAGACAAATCGCATTGCCTCGATGCCAACTACTTCAAAGGCGGTAATCTTAAAAGCTACTTCGAAAAACACAGAAGGCAGTTGGTGTTTAAAAACGACACAACAAACCTTCCTGAAAAAGCAGACGTGCTAAAAGCAAACTACTACAAATCTTCTCGTGCAAACTTTGAAAACGACAAGAAAAAAGGAAACAAGTTCAGTGCAACAGGCATACCGCAAAAACCCATCCAAGTCGGCACAGCAGTAGACCTCAAAGGGTTTGACATCATCAAACGCGTGTACTCACCGGAAGGCAAATCGCCCACTTTGACAACCATGCAAGGCGGTCATCGACAGCCAAAAGTCGTAACAGGCGCATGGCGCGGTAGGTACAACGAAGACGGATCAACCACACAGAAACTAGAGCTCCGTAAAGACGAAAAAACAAACGCACTGACAACAGTACAAAAAGATAACGTGCTGACAAAAGACGAGGTTTATTGGAGAAAGCTCACACCACTGGAGTGCGAGAGATTACAAACAGTACCTGATAATTACACCGAAGGCGTCAGCAACACACAACGCTACAAGATGCTCGGCAACGGATGGACAATCGAAGTCATTAAACACATATTTAAGAATATTAAATAAACCTACGTCCGTAATCGCCTAGGTTTAGAACCTCATGCACAGGTGAAGAACCTTTGACCAAACCACCTTTTTGCATCCTACCTTCAAATCCACCGCCTTCGATGAGCATTTCTCGAAGCGGTGCGATTTCCAATGCAAAAACAGGGACAGGTTTTTCTACTGTCCGTCCTGTTTCTGCGTCGCTCACCTGTCCTATAAATTCAGTTATCTTTTTAAAGTCTAAATCGAACTCTTTGGCTATTTGTTCAGCTTCGTTAACAGCCTCTAGGTAAGGACTTGTCGGACCGCCTCCAGCACTGGCAGTAGGAATGTAAAGGTGAGTCACACTGGGATCGTGCATAAGACTTTTTACAATTGTAAGTTGAACCATAGCCCTAGCCCAGTCTTTTACGCTCTTTAAAGGCAAATCAGGCGTTACACCAGGACCCGTCGCAGCGGCCTCAGATTCTCTTGAACGCAAGAGTTTAAGCTCTTCAATGGTTGGAAGAGTGTCTGGATTAGACGCTTTTTTATACGCCTCAAAAAGAACGGGGTTGTGTATCAAAGCCTCTTCAAAAAACGGCTTATACAACGCAGCGAGCTCTTTCTTTTTAGCTTTGGTCGCCAAAGTTTTTTCGTTGTCTAAAAACAATTGAATCTTTTCTCCAACCGCTTCAACTTCTGGGTCATTCACACTATCCGCATCCAACAGACCGCGTTGAACGAAAACCCCTGGGCTATAGAGAAAAGGAAAAGTCTGTCCAACCCAAGCATCTATCATCGCATCCGTATCTTCTTTAGTAAGATCCATTCCCAACAAACGCAGCGGGTTGAGTATTCCTGTTGCCCTAGACAAAGCAGGCGTTTTTTCATGCAATCGAAACTCGTCTTTCATGTTTTTCATCGCTGTCTTCGATATCATTTCTCCGGTTATCTCCCAAGCTTTGTTTAAGTTCGGCTCCATTTCTTTAAAAACGCGTTCAGGAACCGTGTACTTAATAGCCCTACGATAGTCCCAGTGATCCAGTTTGTCTTGCGTGTCTTGCGCTATCCATTCAGGTCGTAAAAAAGATTTTTGGTCAAAGTTAGGCAACAAAGAACCCAAAACCACACTCGGAGCGGTTAGGCCCCCACCGACCTTGAACATGTTGTCCAAAGCGTTTCTAAAAACGTTTCCGTTGTCTAGCCTAGTAAGCTCTTTATTTGTGAGTTTGGTTCCCCCAACCTTGCTTTTATAAACAAAGTCACTGTATTTTGGGTCCGGACTTTGCACCCAACCATGCGCTCCCGATTGTATTTCGGTCATGTTTGTGCCCACGGTGTTTTTATATTTACCGTCTGGTCCATGGCTAAACATGCCTCCACGCATCCACGCCACCGTTCCAGGTCCAGTCCAATGATGCATTTTCTCTTCGTAAGAGTAGTAATCAGGGTCGCGTCGTTTTATTTCTTCTTGGTAAGAAGCGATTCTTCTAAGCTGTTCGGTTGTAGGAGCGGTTAAATCTATGCCGGGAGGAAGCTCAGACAATCTGGCTTCTCCTTCTGGATCAATCTCCGCATCATAGTTTAAAACAACCTCTATGTCTTCGCCCAACCTTCTTAACTCAGGGGTGCCCTCTCCTCGAAACTCACTAAACGTTTGCATAGTGGCGCCGTGTTTTGGTATATAAGGTTCAATCGGCCTCCCGGCTAAAGAATCGGACGGAAAGAACATAGAATTAAGAGAAACTATTCCAGCCATTCTTTCGTCGGCTTTTTCCAATGCATCATCCACTTTTTTCTGCATCGCCGAATCCTCTTGTCTAGGAAACTCTAGTATTCTGGTTTGAATGTCTTCGCCGGGCTCTGAATCTTCTAAAGTATCTATAAGTATCTTAGGGGCATCGGCGTTTGTTAGTTCTTCTTTAACAATCTCAAGAAACCTGTCTCCAAAATAAGTGTCTCTATCAAACCTTTCATCTAAATCCGGAACAGCAAAAGAAGTGTAGTCGTCTTGGTCGACGCCCCTACCAAAATCTGACAATAAAATACCGTTAAACCCAGACAAGTGGTTTACATACCTGTCTATGATGTCTTGCTTGGTAACTTTTTCTTTTCCTTTGTTTAAAAGAAAATCAGCTATCTTTCCTTCTATCGCTTTAACAGCAAACAAACGGTTTTTTTGTTTTTTGTGACTAAACACACCGTGTGATGCGGCCCCCTTTCCTGGCGCAACTTGAATATTTAAAAGCTTTAATGCTTCGTCAGCCGGTACTGGTTTGTTAGGAAAGTTTGCCAACAAAGGGTTTTCCGGAGACAAAAATTTACTGTACGAGAACAAAGTTGGCTCAACCATACCTTGTTTTGAATTGAACAAAATGTCGGCCTGTTCTTCGCTAAACCTTGGCTTTACCATTCCAAGTGGAGGGGTGCCAGCATCAAAATAGGGGTCTGGATGCTTTATGTCCGAAGATATTCCTTCAACTTTCAATAAAGGAGGTTTGTTGTAGATGTCTTTTCCTTTAATTTTTGGCTCATTGAGATACATTCCAGGTCTCAAAGACTTTACTTCGTCGTAATAACCTTTCGATAATTCTTCGACTGTAGATAAAATTTTCTCTTCGTCAAAAAACTCAAGCCTTTCGTCGTCCGCATACTCTGGTGGGGTCAAATAAGCATTGTCGTTTGACACTCTACTAATCACTCTTTTAACAAGAGGAATAACATCTTTTTCCTTAATGCCGGCTTCTTGCGCCACTTCAATCATTTTAGGAAAGAGAGAGTCAAAGCTTTGTGCGTCAACGTTTCCACTAGACATTTGTGAAGTAGTAAGATCTAAAAACTCTAGTTCAGAAGGCTCATAGGCTTTTATCAGATTTGGATACAACCCCTCTGCTCTATTTCTTGCAGCAGCCTGTGCCGTCTCCAACCGAGCTTGTCTTTGTGGATCTTCAAGTACAGCGGGCGCTTCGTCAACAACTTCTTCAGGGGTAGGGGACTCCTCCTTCTTCTTACCAAAAAGTTTTGTAAAAGGGTTGACTGCTAGAGTGCCGTCTTGGGTCGGAGGAGCTACTTGTCCAAGCACTTGGGTACCAATCTGTGTGCCTGTTCCAGCACCGGCTCCCAACAAACCTTCACCAACGGCGGCTTTGGGATCAAACTGTAGTCCTTGGGCCGTGAGCGCTGAACCGCCAATTTGTTCCAATGAACCTTGTGCGCCCTCAGTCAGTCCTTCAGCAACACCGGCTTTAACTGTTTGTTTTCCCGCTTGTTTAAGAGCGCCTTTACCAATGCTGTTTAGAACCCCAACGTTTTTAATACCAACCGCGTTTAACACACCACTGGCCGTTGCTGTGCCCAGCGCGCCTGTCCAATCTTCCCAATTCGGC